ACCCCGTTAAAACTCGTTCGGGGTACTTCATCGGGGTATCAAAAACTCTTTAGTTTTCTGTTACTTACTACTTATTACCCTTATACCCTTATAAAATAGTAATTAGTAGTAATAGAGAGTATATAATATATAGTATAAATGTAATATAATACATAATGTATATTTTATAAGGTTTATAAGAGGGAAGAGGGGAAGAATGTACGGGGTTTTCGGTTATGCACGTAAGCCTATGATTGTGAAAGCAAATTCGTCACCCCTATGATTTACCATTTTCAGGTAAAATGAGGTATTGACGGATTCGTCAATCACTGATATACTCATTTTACAAATTACAGAGAGGAGTAAGGAGTAACACAGTGTCATTTGCATCTTATATTTTAAAAAAAATAAATCATGTCCCAGAAGAGGATGTTCCCCAAGGTGTCACACAAGAACCACGGGGGCTAATACGAATTACAAAAAGTGGAAAACCAGATAAACGAAGTCTGGCACGAGGAAAACCCAAAACCAGGAGTCGCGTATCACGTGGGGTAAGGTCATATGAGCGCATTGCCCTTCTTGACGCCTTTGAAAGAGCAAAACCGGGTGATAAGTTCATATGGGACTGGAGAACGAAAGCGACATATTCGGACATTAAATTGCGCACCGCACAGTTGACATACGTATATAAAACCGCGTGGATATACGGACACAAGGTCTCACTTTCTGCCAGACCGGGGTACATGGTGATTAAATATGTGGGCAGTAATGCATAAGTCAGGAACAGTTTTGTTCACAACGAAAGATAAATTTATCGCGCTTAACCGCGCACAACACGGCTGGAGAGTTGAAGAAATGAGTGAAATGAACGTTTACCTGTCACGCCCCGGTGCACGCATCCCAACGTATGCAACGTCAGGAAGCGCGTGCTTCGATATTTATGCTGTACTCGATGAACCTGTGCCAGTTTGCAACGGTGAGCCTGTAATCATTCCTACAGGGCTTAAATTTGATATACCAGTTGGGCATGCTTTGATGATTTACTCACGCAGTGGTCACGGGTTTAACAGTGATGTCCGTCTGTCAAATTGTACTGGTGTCATCGACAGTGACTACACTGGTGAATTAATGGTTAAGTTGGCGCAGGATGTTGACCATTATGAAGGTGTGTTCTGGGTTAATCACGGTGACCGGATAGCACAGGGGATGCTGATTCCAGTCGAACAAGTGACATTTAATAAAGTCAATGAACCGCCCCAACAGAAAACTAACCGTCGGGGTGGTTTCGGGAGTACCGGAAGTTAACTCACGATGCGATAATACCAGAGGTGCGCAGCTGGGCAAGCAGGTCATTTAATTTTGTCGCAACCACGTTAACAGCCGTGGTTGCCGAGGCAGCTACGGCTGTTGCATCCTCTCCCGATACCGTCTGCGAGCCGACATTTGGTACCGCTGAGCCTTGCGTGAACTTATCACCAGCCATTGCCGTTGATGCGGTTGTGCCAATGACCAGACTTGAAGTACCCGCGCCAATTGCGGTACGTGCTGCAGCGGCGTTTGCACCCGCGGCGATAACAGCGGGTTTCCCGGTAATATTACCCCACGCCACAGAGCCGTCACTTGAAGGGGTCACGGTTCCCATCATTTGAATCATTGTATTGTTGCGGATGATTGGCGCACCCAATGGCTGAATCTCATTAGTCATGACGGCCATTACAGCGTCAGCCAGACCCCGGGGATCCACACCAACAACAGCTCGATAATCGTCAGAGATGTACCCACTTACCGGCTCACCTGTGACAACCACCTGTCGAGGCGCACCACCTTGGATGAATATCTCACCAAGTGGCGTTTTACCTGTTGCAGCATTGACGAGCGCAACGAGTTCGCTAACTGTATTAGCAGAAAGAACTTCGTAAGTTGTTACCGACATTCAATTACCTCATATGGCTAATGCACCCATGCCGACGCGCTTACGCAGTCTGTAGAACTGCTGCCCATACACGGACCACGTAAGCCAATCATTGTTGACCTCAAGCATTGCCGGGACACGATACGAAATAGACTCATCCCCTACGGATTTTGTCGCCACATTTAGCCGCGCTTCCTGATTGACATCGCTGTTCAGTCCTTCCGGATAGTAAACAGACAACCAGTGTGCGGCATAATAGAACATACCGCGCTGTTTAAGATTGTGACACTCTGCCTCATAACCTCCCCAGCGCTTACTACCTGTCTCAGTGTCAGCCTCACACAATGCGTATTGAATGAGGCTGTCCGGGAAATCGGTAGTGGATGAGAAAGCCTGACCGCCGAGCGGCCAGATGCGAAAATCTGCGATGACTTCGGCGGTGATGTTCATGTTATATACCCGTGTGTTAATTAAGAGGCGGCTTTTGCTGCCTCAATTTCTTGTTGAAGTCGTGGCTTCTTCCAGCGTGCATCAACTTTGATACCCAGTTCTCCGGCTTCCTCACGAAGTTCATCGATGGTCACATCGTCGGCGTCTGAGTCAGGGTTGACCAGTTCACCACTTGTGACAACCAGTTCACCTGCTTCCTGATATACGCTGACCAGGCTGTAAATTGCCGGAGTAACTTCGAACTCTTTCGAATCACCCGGTGCCAGCATACGTTTCATCACATCTTCTTCACCCGGCATCATGAACGGGCGCGCGGAAATATTTTTTACAGTAATCATAAAATCACCTTTAGTTGTAATACATACCCGCTGTTATTTTACCCACAACAACTTATCCTGTCCAGAATCATAGATACGTGAGACACCTTCAGACTCATACCATTGCGTCTGCGTCATTCCATCCGGTGCGCGGTTCCACTTCTCACGCGATTCAGTTGTACAACCATTTACAATCCGAAATCCTACTGTCGTGGCTGAAAGTGTGAAACCGGCATTAATATAACTGGAACCACTGAACAAATCCCGGTCAACGTATGAATAGGCGCGGTTAATGTTGTTAACCGTGGTAGCATGTTTCCACAGGCGTGACAGTCCACCCGGAACATTACACGCGGTCGCATATCGTACCAGTTCCCACTCGTTCTTTTTCTGCCAGTTTGTCAGACTGATTACGGCGACTAAGGTATCATCGTGTTGCAGACCATAATGAACGGTCGCACCCCGGAAACCCTGCACGTGGTGTTTCTCCATGAATGCCTTCGCTTCAGACGTCGAAACTTCCACGATGTTACATTTGCGGGCAAACACTTTGTCGGACGTCACGCCGAGTGCATTGCGAATAATACTTTCCACCTGTTCACGTCGCTCATTCCAGACATCCTCACGAATACTTATCAGATGATATCCTGCGGCTTCCACACGTTGGCGCTTGGTGATGTGATACTTCTTGTCCTTCGTGCGCTCATCATGCCAGTACAGGCCGTTAAATTCGATTGCCAGATTGTGCGACGGCACTACAACATCGAGTTCCAGCGGTCCAATGATTGTACGGTCGGATTGTACCGCATCGGGACAGATGGAACGGACGAAGTTGAAGACTTCTGTTTCGGCTTTGGATACTCCGGAATTGGAGCATTTGGGGCAACCAGAACCATGATGTGAGTGGTTATGTACCGTTTGTGTGAATGCACCATGGATTTGACAAACCAATTTAATTTTGTCGTGAGAGTTTAAAAACGACACATCGTCATAATTATATTTGTTTCCGTGATGTTTTTGAGACTTCATCCGAAAGTCATCAACCGTCAGTTTGGGATGGGTACATTCGAAGCAACCCAAACCACGAAGATGGGCAGACGGACGTTGCCAAAATTCACCATGTTCGGGGCAGATTATACATACTTTATCGTGAGTTCTTCGATACTCAACCTTCGAGTAATCGAATTTATCATCGTGAATCAGTTTTGCTTTTTCAATGAAGTTGTCCACACTGCCACGTCTTTTGTCGCCTCTTGACGTCAAGCCACACTGCGGACACCCTTTACCGTTTTTGTGGTTGTGTGGAATTTGGCGAAATCCACCATGAATAGGGCAAATAATGACGGATTCGGTCCGCATGGACGTATACTCGAATTGTGAGTAGTCATACTTATCACCATGCACTGTTTTGAACAACTCAATGAGTTCATCTTTGTTTATTTTTTTAGGCATTCTGTAGTCTCTCTCTCATGAAGTGGAGACACTGTACCATGACGTAACACAAAAGAAAAGCCCTCCGAAGAGGGCTTGGGATGCTACTGAGGGTAGGTATTACAGCATGTCGAGGTAGATTGCACTCAGAGGATAGCGAATTTCGGTGCCCGAAATCTTATACTCTGCCGGTACAGTTACGGCCAAACCTTTATTTTGCGGTGCCAGCATACGGAACGGAATCGGCTTGGCAACACCCAGATTGCGGTCGTTTTTCTCGTAAATGAGAACACGGTCTTTCGAACTGTTGGACACGCCGCCCGCAGCCAGTTCCGCAGCGGTCAGCTGGTAACGAACCTGAATATCAATTTCCTGCCCGGTCATCAGGGTGAAGGAGTTATTGATTTTGAAATGCTCCATAACGGTGCGGTCAGTATACCCGGTCATCAGCGTGCTGTTCATGCGTTTCCACAGGTCCGGGAATACGCGAATGGTATTCGGCAGGTGGAAGTTTTTGGACAGTTTGATGATGTCGAACAGCGGGTCGTTGAGCATGTTGAACAGCTCCTGACCAGTAGCAGTTTTATAGTCGACAGTCGCCTTGGTCACGGTCACATTGCTGTTATTGAACAGACCAGCCATTCCCAGTTGTGAGTCACCGAAGTAAGCCACTTTCTGACTATGCTCTTCATAGCCACGATATGCCAGCTGTTGCTGCATGGTGTCAATTGGCATGTTCTGAGACGCAGTGGTGCGCAGTTCGTCAATGCTGTAATGGCACTCGATGCCGCCGTAGTTCAGCGGTACAGTGTGGAGTTTCGCAGACTGGGCAACGCGTGGCAGGTCCATAGCGTTTGCGCCGATGAATTTCCCAACCGTGACGCCATCATATGACCGGTAGTTCCAGTGGTTCGCAAACTCAGGAATGCCGGATACAACCGGGATGTCCTGCAGATAAGTGATATCCGCATACGGAGTTGCATAGATGGTCTGCTCAATCTGTGCCAGCTGAGAGATATAGAACGCGATACCACCGTCAGCATCACGGAATTCAGCCGGAACGTTGATGGCGTTCTGACCGTCCAGATACTGTTTGACCCACGGGTTACCCGCGATAGTCTGTGCGTCAAGTACAACGCTGTTTAATTTATCCATTATTAACCCCCAACAACCAGAGACAGTTTAGCCAGACCACCGGTTGTAGCGGCAGTGAGGAATTTAGCACCAGGAATGGCAACCGACAAAGTTGCCGCGGAACCCGCCGCCTTAGCGAAATCACCGGTCTGAGTTGCACCAACACGCAGGAATGCGGCGTCACCAACGGCAACATCCTCCGCTACGGTTACCCAGATTACGCCAGCGGTGAGCACAGATGCCGGACGATCAACCGGAGCACCGAAAGTTGCGCCGTCAGCGTAAGAGCGGTTCAGTTCACGAACCAGTACGCCAACGAAGTCATTAGCTGTGGAGCTGGAAGTTGCAGCCTTGAAGCCTTTCTCGCCGCTACGTACAACACCTTTACCATATGCGACGGTTACGGTGTCATCGTTAATTTTGGAAACGATATTCGCTACTTGTCCGTCGGCGACCATCCCGGTAAAGGCTGCGTCGTGATTCAGACCGTAGCTGGTTGCAGTAATAGCCATCTATGTCACCCTTATTTAAGTTTACCAGTCTGACGCAGCAGTGCTTCTTGTGCGCGGGACAGTACAGGTTTTGCGTCGGCTACCGGCTGTTTGATGTCTTTAGCACCATCTTTAGCCAGTTGCTCAAGCTGTGAGTCTACCACAGGTTTCACCGGTTCTTCCACAGCCATGTCGAAAGCGGCTTCAACATAGGCGGTAGATTTTTCAGCCCAGTCAACAGATGGACGTTTAACAGCGAGAGCGGCACGTTTGATTGTAACCGGGTCCATGCTGTCACAGGTGAATTCATCGCCAGCAACTTTACGCGCTGAGGAGGTAACACGTGCGATTGCTTCCACGCGTGCTTTCAGGGCTTCGTCGCTGCATTTAGTGGTCAGGTCGGCAACCTGTTCCATTGCTGCGTCGAGTTGAGCCTGTACGGTTTCTTTGGCGGCTTCGGCGTCACTGACACGCTGTTCCAAGCGTTTGAACGCGTCTACTACCGCAGCATCCGCCACATCAACTTTTAGCCCGGTGTCAGTGGTGATTTGATACATGGGTTTTTTCTCCATATTATCGAAGATACGCGCCATTGCACCCGCACGAGCACGGTCAACAATTGCAACGTGGTTAATTTTAATCTGAGTCTGTCGGAAGTCGTATGGTTCACCTTCCGGCGTTGTCCCTGGTGTATCATCATACACCGCCGTGTAACCCGCTGACAACTCACACTTACCGGTTTCGACAGCCTTGATTGCGTCTTTATCCTTGATAACCATATCCACAATGACGAAATCGCCGTCCTGACGACCGACACTCGTTACAACACCGACGGAAGTGTTACGGTATGTGGAAGCATTGACAAGCGTAGGAGGATGGTTATTCGTGACATCTGCGCCGAGATAGCTCTGAAGTGATTCATCGTTAAACACTTCTTCGGCGGGACGATATACACGGACAATGTCATTCGGTGCGCGACCTTTCAGTCCTAGTTCCGAAGCGAGATATTCCTGAATACCAGTGCGAGCTGCTTTACCCGGCACACGCAGAAATCCCTCATCCGTGTAAACACGTTGGGAATTCAGTGCAAAACTTTTACGGTCATTGTGTGTTACGGTGATTTGCATGTTGACGAGTCCGTCAGAATATGCCATAGTGATAATCGTTAAACACATAATACATATATTTCACAGGAGATACAACATGACCACGTGGAACTACATTAAAGGTAGTGAAAAGGACTTCGAAGGTGCGCCGGATTGGTGTAAGCAAGTGATAAGAAAGTTGGGAACCGGCAACATCGGGTATGAGGAAAACTGTAATGGTTCACAAAGTGTGGGGGACAGAATCTGGTGGCCCAGTGTGTCAAGTATTGATAATTGTAATACGCTTAATGAAAGAGATGTCAACGGTACTTGTAACATAGAAATTATCGCCCAACGTGAACCTGTAGCAACCAATGATAATCGTCCGTGGAGTAATTTACGCCCGCGTTCAATTCATCATCCAGATGGTACTGTACAATTCGGTTGCATTCAAACTCCACTCATTGATGTCGACATGGTCAACCACCCATCGCACTATACACAAGGTAGTATCGAGTGTATTGATGCTATTAAGGCTGCCACGGTTGGTAAAACCGGTATCGAGGCGGTATGTGTGGCGAATGTCGTTAAATACTTGTGGCGCTATGAAGAGAAGAACGGACTGGAAGATGTGAAAAAGGCCCGTTGGTATCTGGAGCGTCTGATTAATGAACTGTCGGAGAGCGACAAATGAAGACACCATACGCATACGAAGTGACAACCAACCGCGGTACAACATATCTGGTCCGTGCGGGCAGTGTGGCGCATAGTAACGCTGTTATGTTCGGGTATAAACTGAAACCATTGTATGAGGGTGAGTGAAATGGCTATTCATGCAAAAAGAAACGGTCTGATGATTGGTGGCAAAATCGTTGATGAAACAGGAAGTAACTGGATTTTTCAGGCTCGGGACAATAAACGTCCAACAGTTGTTTCAAAGTCTGACCCGAAAAACAAAGTGTTTGATGGTGAGAACGCCGTCGACAATGCAATGAAGTGGATTGAGGAATCACGCAAATGACCACCTTTATACCACGCTACCCAACCGGAACACTTGTGAAGTTATTCCCCGATGGTGTCGTTACCGGCACAGTTGAAAATGTTGTTGCAAATGACCCGCCGCAGTATCGGGTCAAATGGGACGATGGTAATTACAGCTGTCACGCACAGCGCGATTTGAAACGAGTGGGGACATTGTATGGCAGACTGGATTAAATGTAGCGAGCGGATGCCGGAAGGGCTTGATGATGTGCTGGTTACTGATGGCGATAATATTGAAATGAAATGGTGGGATGGTGACGATTGGGATAGTTGGGCAGAGCGTAACTCGAATATCTGTGGCGACGATGTGACTCACTGGATGCCGTTACCCGTGCTGCCGCAGGAGTGATTTGAGTTGACGAGTTCGTCAGGGATGACGTATAATCTGTTCATTAACAACAGAGAGGGTTTGAGAGATGAGTGATTTATGGATACAACGTGCGTTACAACAACGCACAAATAATATTAAAGCAATCGCTAAAGCGCATGTTGACGCAGGTGACTACGGTACGGGATGGTTGAAAGTTGATGCACTTGGTAATTTAACACGTGTGAATCCAAGAGACATCACCATTGTGTTGAAGAAGGGTGAGACAAAATGAACACATTACTTCCTGGCTACGACCGCCCCGCATCAGAGGCGCACATTGTCGATAAAGAACTGTTACAGACCGCACAGCAGCTTGCACGCAAGCATGAGGATTGGGCGCTCGCTAACGCTGCATTACGTGAGGCATACGGAAAATGAACTATAAACCCATTAAGGCGGTAATGCTCCGTAACAATGACCGGATTATTGATGCGGACGGTGTTATCACTGTAACAAACTTTAAAATGAACTTCCTCGAGGATATTGTGACATTCACCGCGACTAAAGAGGATGGTTCGGTATCTAAGCGATGGATCGCGATGGACCAACTTGTCAATAAGGTGGTGGGCTAATGGGCATTGTTAAAGGTGTACTGATTATCCTGCTTGCAGGGTGGGTAATTCTGACAACAATCGCCACACTTCCTCTGGAACTGGGATACAAGTGGCAGGCATGGGCAATTATTGCATTTGGTCCGGTTGCGGTAATTGCCGGACTGTGGGAGGTATGTGTGAGGGTGTTCTGGGGACGTGGGAAATGATTGACGTACTCAACTTCATTGCTGACCACTGGTTCGGAACGTTGGTATTTGGTTACTTACTGTTCCTGGGTATTGAAAGTTTAATTGAAACGTGGAAGGGTAAATAATGACGCAAGAGATAGAGATAAGATTTGCGTTACCAATAAATATCGATGAGATATCACAAGCGGAAATCATTGTGGGATATGTGAATCGAAGCTATAAAAATTCATATGATTTCGTCAGAACTGGTAAAAACGCAGGTATCCACATTCACATGCACAAAGATAAATGGGTGTTATTTGGTAGTTTGCTGGGCGCACGTGCTCATCTTGAAACTCAAATTACCAGACATATAGCACGACTGGATAATATTAAAGAGCAATGGTACAAAGTGGTCGACGGTATCATCGCTTAACACTTGGGTCGGTTTTACCGGCCCTTTTATTCCGCTCCACCTGTGCCGCTGTGACTGGCCTCGCCACACAGCGGCAATTTATTGGCTGACCCGGGAATGTCGGTACACCATCTACAACCGGCAAATTGTCCCAGCGGAATACACCTTCACCGAATCCCACATCACGTTTAGCAACTTCAACATGGCTGTGACGTACCCGCTCATCCTGTGACGTTACCCATTTGAAATACTCAATACCGCTGTTCGTCTGACGAATACGGTTCATGTCGCCCTGTATTTTACTGGTCTGGTCCCGGGCGATAAGTTTGGCACGACGTTCCGTGATACCGAATTGTTTAACGAGTGCCTCCTCGATGTAACTGGGGCGCATACCGTTACGCATATTGGTCATGACGATGTTCTGCACCTGTTCCAGATACTGAGCCGGAATGGACTGAATGAGTTTAGCATTCTGATACGATGCCGCGCTGAGATATTCCTGTAACTGCGTATCGCCGCCGTACAGATTGATAGCGAATGAGCGAGCGTTATCCTTTGCCGCAGTCTGTACAAACTGTGACGCGATGGTCTCAGCCTGACGACGCGCAAACGCACCGAGCCACCGTGTGAGCAACTGGTTAATTGCCGAGGTGATGGTGTCACTCCAGCCGTCAGCGGTGTACTCCGGCGCAAGCTGTTTCACCAGTGGAACGATGTTGGTGTCCACATCCTCACGAACAAGCTGTGCAACCTGTTTCAGCTGGCGATAATAATTTAGCTCTGTTTGTCGTGACATGCTTGACGACCTCGTCAGTATGGTATAGAGTGTATGTGTTAGTTAAATATTATCACAGGAGAAACAAAATGACATTACTGGAACTATTGCGTCAGGAATTACCAAAGCGTGGCGGTTGGCCGGAGGGTGTCAACTTCATCGCACAGGAGAATGGGGGAAGTATGTGGGGTTTCGTCAATGAGCCGGAGAAAGACGAAGATGACGAGTGGATGGAAATTTTGAGAACCGGAACTCATAAACTACTCGGTCACTTACCTGAAGCAAGTGACCGAGCAACAGCAATCGTCACACGTGAACAATACGAGGCGACCGACTGGGATGGTACAGGTTTGCCGCCGGTTGGTTGTGACGTTGAGTATAATTGCTATCCGGATGGATGGGTCATTATCAATATAGTGGCAAGAATTAAGGGCGCAACATTCATCGAATGGAAAAGCGGAACACACAAGGGCGGTGACATCATCCGCGGTGATTTCCCATTTGAAAGAGTTCGCCCACTCCGCACCGAAGCGGAACGCACGATTGACGAAATGGTTCGGTTGTCCGGTGTGTCAACTGGTGCGGCTAAGATTCTGTACGATGCGGGGTATCGGAAATAATGTATAAGTGCGTAGCATGCGGTCATTTACACCACTATCTTGACCGGGTTGAAAAGAAAGGTGTGCGTTACACGATGTGTCCGAAGTGTGGTTGTGGTGGCTTTACGAAGTGGAAATAAACCAACTGGCCCGTTACTGGGCCAGTTTTGCCATTATCTCATCGTGCGACAGTCCGTCAGCCACATACCCATTGTAGCGTATCCAGAATGCGTCCGTTGTCTGCTCGTCAGGCTCCGGACGTTGCACGGTGGACATCTCTTTCTCAGTCTCTGACTGCCCATCAATCTGACCGTCCTCGAACTGATACTCTTCGGCGGCTTCCAGATTGCGCTGCACCTGTGACACGGTGATAACGCCTTCCTGAAGATACAACATGTCCTTATCTGCGCGGGTTTTAGCGGCCTGAGCAATCTGTAGCTCATTAGGCTGTGCGAGTGGATTCCACACATAGTTGAAGTCGTCAGGCCAGTAACCCAGTGCACTACGTACCAGCACCTCATCAAGCTGGCGCAACCCCGGGTCAACCTGTGTTAACTGTTTAGAGCGGATAGAGTTGTTATAGTTGTTCATGTCCCCTTCACCAGTGGCATTCATGCCCTTAGCGGAGGTACCGAACAGGCGTGTAACAGGAATGTCAGCCGCACCACTAATCCACGTCATAAACGTCTCAAGCACCGGTGCAACGCCGCCCAGGTCGAGCGTCTTACGTTCATATGACTCGTCACCGTCCAGCAGGGCCATTTGCACCAGTGACTTCATCTGACTGAACAGAGTGTAACGCGACACAATTGCATCGTCCTGGTCACTGGCTAACTCATCGGACAACCCTTCACGCTTGACCACATCAACGTTAGCTTCCTGCATCAGTTCCGCGATACCGTCCTTCGATGCAACCATGTCCATGATGTCATCGAGGCACACTCGTAACTCACTGTCACCCCATCCCTGAGTCTGGACCATCTGGCGACGCGGCAAACGCTTACCATTGAAACGCGCAAAATGGGTCCAGTGGATTTGCTGGCCGCCACCGGTAATGGTGTAATACTCTGGCATCATGTAGTTAGGTGCCAGAATGTCCCAGGTGTTCATGGTGAGCGGTGACATATCGTGACGGTCAAACACGATGCAACGCTTCAAATCACCCTTACGAATACGGCGCACGTCGAGCGGCTTTGACAGGTCCTGACCGGTCAGCATGAGAATGCCACCACCACCATACAGACGCGCCCATGTGACAGCCTCCTGTACGACGGCAGGGACCATCAGGCGGTCCTCTTCGATGCGAATGTCATCAGCTTCCTTGCACTTGATGGTGCGCCACTCACGGCACATGTCTTCGGCGGGTATTTCCACAATCTGACGGGCCAGCCAGTTGGTCTGATAAGCTGCGTCAAGTTGTTGCCAGTTGGACAGCGCGGCATACTGGAACGCGTTGTGAGAGCGTTTTGCTTTCCACGTTCCGAGGCCAGACACGACGTTGACCAGCCCATCGGTAGTACGGGTTGGTGTGAGATGAAGGTTTGTTTTAGCAGCCTTAGCCATGTTTATAAAATCTCCGAAACGGTTGCTTTGCCATTGTGGAGCATTTGACTAATTGCATCACACATTGGGTCAATCTGGTCATCGTGAGCGTGTGTATCATCGGCAGTGAACGCTTCACACTCCGTAACGAAGTCATGAACCCATGGGGCATCTTCGGGTATCTTAACATATCCTGACTCAATGTAACCCTGTACATCCATCACGCGGGTTAATTTATTTGCCGCCGGTCCACGCGGTATCTCCCGCACGGGTATCACGGGCTTAATTTTGCGGCGAATCTTCTGGATAAGTTCTGTACCGGATGATTTATCTTCGACGGCCATGTAACGCAAACGACCGTTCTTGTCATTGCGGTGCTTGTTCCAGAAGTCGGGAATTTTCACCTCAAGCTCATACGCTTCGAACTTGTCACGCATGATGTCGAGGAGGTACAGATACCCATCCTCACCCAGTCCCCACAGTTCGGCAACCTGATAGTCGTTATGCTCTTTGGCTTTCTGCGCTGTATCGATGAACACAGCTCTGTATTTCAGCTTTGGTACAACGGTGTAACGTCCGAACCATGACCCCTTCAGAATGCCACCACCGAGCGGTGAGGGACGCTGTTGCATCTGACCGGAGAACATGTACGAGTTTTTCTTCTGCATCGCTTTGAGGGCTTCCAGAGAGTGTTTCTGGGGCCACAACGCGCGCTCCGTCGGTAAACCTTCATCGACAATGGCGGGAAGCACCAGGTGACGGAAATTATACTCACCGTCTTTCAACAGAGTGCCGCAAAAGTCCTCTTCGTGGAGACGCTGCATGATGACGATGCAGGGGGTCTTCGTGGAGTTAAAACGTGATTTGATAGTTTCATCCCAGCGACGGTTAACACCGTTACGTTTTGGGTCTGAATACGCATCATCTGGTTTTAACGGGTCATCGATAATAATCGCACCACCAAAGCCGTTACCGTTCTCAAAGTCGTCGAGTTTACCAGCACCGAAACCAGTGATAGGACCACCCGCAGCCGTCGCATAGAATACACCACCCTGGTCAGTGCCCCACGCCTTCTTCGAATCCTTATTCGCCTTGATGGTCACATGAGGCCACAGTTTTCGAAACTCTTCGGACTTCAAAACTGATTTGATTGATTCGGAGTTATCCAGCGCGAGAATATCTGCGTAGGACAGATGAATAAATTCACACTTGGGATTTTTAACGTAACACCATGCGGAAAATAATTTAACAGCCAGTTCGGTTTTTGAATAACGCGGCGGCATGTTAATTATTAAATGAGTGGTGCGACCGTAAAATACATCCATCAACGCATCACAAATTACATGATGATGGTCACTGAATACAAATTTAGTCCCTTTTAAAACTTTAAAGAAGAAACGAGCAAATAAAGTAAAATCTTCCTCAAGTGCGAGGCGCAGTAATTTTAATTCTTTTGGGGAATTAAAATTCATCGTTGAACGCCTTTTTAAATACTTTCACATCTTCGGCGGTAATGTTGATATTTGTATTCACATTATCCAGACCGCCGGACAACTGAACCAGTTGCTTATCCAGTCCCATCAATTTCGCTTTACCGAGCACTGCCGCCACAGCAGCAGATGATTGCGGCGTCTCGGCGGACAGCGCAACGTTTTTAATTTCCTCCAGTTCTGCAACAAGTGAATCAACTGTCACATTGTGGCGCTTTGAATGAACTTGACGAAGTGAGGCAATTCTCCCCGCAACTGCCCCGTTATCTAGCATTTCGGATGCACGTTTAGCGATGGTGTTTACGGCCATGCGGGAAGTGTTATATGAGCGACGATATGACTCGGATGCGTTACCCGTTTCCACAAATGCCTGAGCAAACTTTTCTTGCTGCTCTGTCACACCATGTTCGTTAAGTTTAGCCCTTGCCATGATGGCCCCCACGATATTGTCTCTAATGCCACGATTTTACCATGACTGTACCGTCATTGCCACATACCCCGTTAAAACTCGTTCGGGGTACTTCATCGGGGTATCAAAAACTCTTTAGTTTTCTGTTACTTACTACTTATTACCCTTATACCCTTATAAAATAGTAATTAGTAGTAATAGAGAGTATATAATATATAGTATAAATGTAATATAATACATAATGTATATTTTATAAGGTTTATAAGAGGGAAGAGGGGAAGAATGTACGGGGTTTTCGGTTATGCACGTAAGCCTATGATTGTGAAAGCAAATTCGTCACCCCTATGATTTACCATTTTCAGGTAAAATGAGGTATTGACCTGTAGTTCTCTATTCTTTTATAGTATATACTATACAAAAGGAGAGAAACATGATTCACATCAGAGATAATTGTCACGGTACTACAAAATTTAAAGAAACAGAATTGTGCAGTATTTGCGCACTTCATGACCACCATGATTTTATGAAAGCGAAAAACATGGGTCTTCCTGCACGCAATGAACTCTATCAGAAAGTTCTCGACGGTCTTAACGATGGTCGCTCATGGAGGGTACAGAAGAAACCGAACAGTGAATGTGGACATCCGGGCGTCCGTAACACTGCTGGTAAATGTGTCTTCTGCTTGACCGAGCAACGCATGACGGGGGAGTGGAAAAAACCAAAACCAGCCATTGTTAACACCGCTGGTGAGGTTGATGCACTGCGTGAGAACATCGCAATGATTGAACACAATATTTCCGTTTTGAATGAGCAGTTACAGACGATGAAAAACGCCCTGTTACTGAGTGAATCAGGAATCCGCGTTGGTATCATTAAAATCAAATCACCGCGCCAGCAAGCCATCGCTGACGGCAAACGCTGGTACATTCCGTACGAGCCTTGCAAGCACTGTAACACTATTGCGGAACGCTATGTCGCAAACGGTAAATGTCGTAACTGTGGGAGATAATAATAAAAAACAAAGCCCGCTAAATGCGGGCCTTTTATTTACTTGAGTAACTGTATTCCATATTTCCCTATTCTGAATTCCTTTTTCCTTCCGGTCCTCACACTGAATAGCGGCGGGTGAATGGACCGGTCAATAATTAAAATCCCTTTACCGAACACGCGAAACCAGATGCAACCCGCATCGAAATTATAACCAATCATTTCAACATCTCCGGACTGATTGACTGACGACTGACTTCCCCATATTGCTTGTGATAGGTAATAACATTAGCACTGCGCCCACTGAACCATCCACCCCGGGCCGCATACGCATCTTTAGCCGCCAGCGTGCGGTGTTGTTCAACCACCATACAGTTACTCTCGACAATCTTCTGGTGATGCAGGTGACCTACGTGGGCATATGCGTAGCTTGTCTCACCATAGTCGCGGCGGAACCGGGAAATCATTACCGACTCAATGCTGTCAAACCGCACTTTGTGACCGTGATGGAAAAAGAGCACCGTGTCACCATGACGGAACATTTTGAACACGTCCGGCGATGTATCCACAGTTACACGGTCATCGTGTCCGTACATCATCTCAAGCGCGCTGGTGAGCCATAACATGCCTGTCTCGTCGTGGTTCCCTTGCGACACGACGATGTGTACTTGCGGGTGTTTCAGCGCGACAATCTCAATCGCCCTGCGCACCATTCGCATTGTCACCTGAATCATTTTAAAATAACGGCTGTCCGCATCCAGCACGTGTCCGCTCGCCGGAGTCACCGGTGCCAGTGAGTCACTGTGCATCAGGTCGCCCAGTAGTGACACCACGGCAGTATGTGACCACGGGGATATCTCGACGGCAGCACTGAACCAGTTGGCAAACATATCCTCCGCTATTTTGATGTCCCAGTCCTCGCCGGATTCTTCCATGCACGCCAGCATCCCCAGATGGAAATCGCTCACAGTGTACAGGTTACAAAGGTTTTCCGCAGTGGGGTGTCTGGTAAACCCGGGTAACTCAACCGGCTTGATATCCGCTGTAAGCGCCACAATCGCTTCCTGCATCGTTTTCAGCTGGCGCTCAGCGTCCACATCGGTTTTGACCCATTGCAGCGCTACAGTCCCGTCCTCCTTCACCAGTGACGATGTACCTTTCACCTTGTACCCGTCCGGTACAAAGCGTGACACATCGCCGCCGTGACCCAAACCGCGCGCACCGAGACGTTTGATGCGGCGGTTAATGTTACCGGGGGTCATACCATACTTTTTGGCAATTGCGTGACCACTCATTCCAGCAGCCACGTCTGTCAGTAATTGCTCTTCAGTCAGTACAGTCATTATGCTTTGCTCCGGTTTTTAACTAACTGGTCAATGACAACTGTGAAGAACTGGTTGCATCCGACGTTCGGGTAATCAATGCCGAACTTGTAACCTTTAATGATGAGGTCAGTCGCCGCAGGATTGCCACCAGGGTTGACCTGTTTAATTGTTTCCTGTACGCCCATCTGCGCACGTTGAGCGCTACATCCGTTAAAGAGCAGGTTAGCAACCTGTGATTCATTTGTTTCAGCAGTAACAGCCGCATTAGCAGTACCACACAGCAACAGACAGAACAGTAATTTACGCATTTCCATATCTCCATGTATGCACACCTACGCATTTGAGCGCGTGCACCATAATTTCATTATTGACCACCGGTCACCAGTACAGCGCTCTTGCGAGCGCAATATTATCCTTAATTGGTTCGCCCTTCACACCCCGCAGTACACCATCCAGGGCGAACAACACTGATTTCACTCAGCCTCCCACTTGATGCCAGCGGAGGTGAGTGCGGCAATCAGTCTGCAGATGATGTATGGTTTCATTTTTTATCCTCTTGTGGTGCTGCCGGTAGCGGCATCCAGTGGGTTACGTTTTGCAAATTCAATCTGTCGCATGGATCATAGCCATCAATGGTAAATCCATCATCAGAGCTATACATGGCCTCGCCATAAACCTGATCTCCATCGAAAGCGATAACTGCCTCAAACTCTATCGGCATCCGCTCGCTTACCGGAATCCATTTACCCGGAACGGTGCGGGACTCCAGTTCCACCACCCGCGCCTCAGCTGCTAACATGCGCTCCATCAATTGACAATAACTTAGTGTTTCCATATCCATTGCTCCACAACTTTACCTTCGACAATGAGACGAGTGACACACAGTCCCTCCCGGTCAGCTTGTGTGCGCATACGTGACAGTGTGTTCAACGCCTGAACCTCGGTCATATTACCCACCATGTCAGACAGTTTGTGATGACTGATAATGTTTTTCATTTGGCCTCCCACTTGATGTCATCGACGAGAACAATGTGTGTTTTCACTGTATAAAGTCCTTATAATTTTTAGGAATATCAATAATTATGCCCGCGTGTTCATGGGTTTTAACCCTGTCTACAAGTCTTATGTGTATACCTTTATTGCTAAATCTAAATCTGATTACTTTATCTGGTGGTGCAGTAACTTTGACAAAACACCCATTGATATTCGTGTACTCCAATACTCCAGTATCATCGGAATAAACAAGATCAGTTCTACTGGCAACATCAAGTAATGTTTCCCCCGATAATTCGTCTGGCATCTTGTGATGACTGATAATGTTTTTCATTTGGTTATTCCTCTCTGTTGTTGTTCCGATGAGGTAAAGATAACCCGCTTTGACGAGTCCGTCAACCACTAATTACAAAAAAAAAAGCCCCGAAGGGCTTATTTAGTTTCTGCAAAGGCTAACGCACTTGTATCACCCTGTGCCGCAGCGTAATGGCGCGCCACGTCTGCCGCATTTGTAAGGTTAGCGTGAATGTGTCCAATCTTGATATACAGCCGTGGTTTACCACCGTCAATCATTATCACATTGTTCACACGCCCATCCTTGAGCGCCGGGTGCCAGTCGTAACCCAGTTGACGCATCATGTCACGACGTTTACCCACTGGTACGGCTCTGTCAGCACGCATCTGACGTAACAGGTTATCCAGTGCCTTACTGCTCACCCAACCACCCGCAAAGCCCTGACGACCCTCATCAATCGCTTCCATAATTTCCTGTTCGACGCTGCCGAGTGATGCTGTCACAGCCTCGTGAGTGCTGCTTGTCTCTGGTGCACGCTGACAATGTGTCGCGGGGTTAAGATGTGCCGGAATATCGTAGTTCTCCAGATAATTCGTTACAGCCGCAAATCCACCGCCACGTTTAAGCCAGTCGTACAGGTTGGGGAAGTAGTCGCCACCCATGCCGTCGCGCACGATATCGATATGCTCCTGCTGCGCAGTGTAGAAAATAGCGAACCGGCGGTCATTAGCCGTCTTACGCACGGCGTTCTTGTGGTTACTGTTAAACATGAAGTTAGCGCACAGACGGTGCATTACCTGGTCCTGCTGCATCGCACGTTTAGCAAGGTATTCACCAGTAATCATAGGCTTGAGTGTTTCAATCAGCTCAAGTTTCTGCTCAGGAACATAAATATCTTCCACGCCGATAAATATTTTATCGAACAACCAGGCGTTAAACTTCTCGCCAATTTCCTGTGCTGGCGGCATGTGGCTGTAGCGTGAACCGACTGCTTCCATTACACACAGTGTAAACAGTGTTTTACCGTTACCTTCGACGCCCTGCAGCAATGGTGCCCACTTGAACTTGGTTCCCTTGTACTGAACACACGCTGCCATGTAGGATAGCAGAATGTCGCGGTCACGCTCGACGGGTAAAAGTTTAGCCAGATGAGTGAGGAAAGGTGTCACATCGCCCGGGACGCTCGCCACCGTCACCGGTACGTATGCGTTAACATGACGCAGACCGTCTTCTTCGATAATGGCACCCTGCGGCAGGTCCGGACGGAATGTTGAGCGGTCAACTTTCGGAAACATAATGCACTGGTTCTCGGTGAACGCTTCAAAAGCCTTTTTAGTGGTCTTCTCATTACCATCATCCAGCGCAAACACATAGCCACCGTACATCGCGTTAAACTGCTCAGACTTCAGCATCTGACCGTTGGGTGTGAGAATACGGTGACTGTCTGCCACATATACACAACCTTTGAAGTGGTCAACAAGCTGCGAGCCACCAATAAACTGATACCCACTGCGGATAACCGGTGCACCCGTCTCAACAACCTGCGAGGGGGTCACCAGTTCAATCGGTGCACCGACACTGTAATAAGTTGTCTGACGTGCGCAAGCTCCCAGAATGGTACGTCGCATATACGATTTGTGACTGTCCCATTTAGGACGTGCCAGCGCAGACAGACGCATCAGGCGTTCGATACGTTCACAGTTACCACCGGTCCAGAACGCCAGATGTTGTGCTAGTGCTGCATCAGCGCTTGACCCGTCATACTCGCGGTCCTCATCCGGATACGCATCACTCAGTACCTCGACATTGCGCGTCCACAGGTCTTTGAATGTTGCTTTGCCACCGAAAACAGCCGCAACACCTCCTTTACTTGAACAGGCTTTTTCGATGAGTTTCGCATCATCTTCAATCGGACATGAACCTTCAGCGTGAGTTGTGGTCCATTCCGTCGCCGTAACTTGCTCGGTCTGTGGGAAATACCGGGCAACCGTGGTGTTGAGCGGCACAGACGCGTTAAACATCATGTCACCCCGTGCACCGCTCCCCAGACAAATGAAGCGGTCAGAGGTGTACAGTTCGATGTGCAGCGGAATATTTTTGCAGCTATGCTCAGGGATGGACGGGCTGTAACCAAAAATGTGCAAGCCTTTACCGCTGTTGCTTACTTCCACGTAACAACCGGCAAAAGTGGTGCATAACTCCAGCGCAAGCGGTGACCAGGTGTTATCGTCCTGCAGTGCCCCGTCGATATCCACACAGAAACGACCGTCACCCGTAAGAATGACCGCTGGGCGATATGACTCACCCAGTGCAGAAGCCGCCGCAACTGCCTGAGCGTGAGACATGCGGTCCGCAACGTGCAGACTGACCACATCGCCAGCAGCGTTACATGGCATCTTCTCCGTGCGCCCGGGCTTCTTCTGTGAAGGTACTGTTTTGCAGACGATAAAGTGCAGGGAATCAGCCCCCTGCACCGGGGGATTCATATGTGTCATCTCTGTCTCTCTCTGTTTTAGTTATTAAAGCAGGGTCGTCAGCGCGCGGGTGCGTAGCTCCAGTGGCGCGGATTTGGCAACGCTATCACCCAACGCCATCCCCTGCCCAATCAATTCGAGGTTTTCTTCTTCTACTGCCCGTTGCATCACTGCTTCACGAAGTGCAGACATCTTACCCCAGTGATGGTTAACGCTTCCCATCGCCACACCAGCCTCGGCAGCGACACCATCGCGGGTAAGAGTACCAAAGCCGTCGCGCTGTGCCATCGTGTAAGCTACTTCTAAAATATGCTCTTTGCTCATGAGTTCGATTCCATTAGGTAATTTGTTGCAGTATGGCACAGGTTGACGGAGTGGTCAACTCCACATCCGCAACGACATGTGTTTATATCTGTCCGGATGACCCGGTGAAACAGTAAAGTTGATGTGTGGATTCATCTGGCGACGGCAGAGACGGTAATAAGTTTTACCGCGTGGCCAACACTTGTGGCGCTCAATATCGGCATAACGGTGCGCATTTCTCGAACCTCTGGAAGAATATTTTCCGTTAAGTTGTTTGAGTTGTTGATTCAATACGTTGTTGTGTCTTCGATATTGAAGTTCGGTAATTTGCTCAAGTGTAATAACAGCCATCACAATTCCCCCTCACCATTCCAGAATTTAAAGTCCCCGCCCAGCCCGATGATAAGTGTTCCAAATGCAAGCTGTGCCTTTTCGTGTTCCGTACCTTTATACTTCCACCCTGCTTTTTTCACCTCACGTGCCACAAATTGTCCAATGGTTGACCCGACCATATCAGGCGTGATAACCACGGGGCGGATGCCGATGAGGTCGCTCGACTTGATACGTTTATTCATTGCCGGGGAGTCGTTTGCGATACCATAACGTACCGGTACACCCCGCTCATCCTTAAGCACCCCGACATTATTGCGAAAAAGTCGCCAGCCCATCTTACTTGCCAGCAGTCGCGCCTCGTCCTGCACACGCGCTTCAGGCGTATCTTTGGTTGAGCGTGGGACATCCAGTCCCACCATTGTCACAAGGTCAGCCAGCGCCTCAGCCGTGATACCGTGCTTACGTTGCCATTCGAGAAGTGTTGGTGTCATTTAGTGAAACCCTCTCGCTGATAGTATGTACTTGTTATGTCGCTTTCTATGGTGTAGCTCAGCTGACAAAGCTCTTCAGCGAGCAGGTTCGCAAGTTGTTTTGCTTGTTCGCTCAGTCGTTCACGTGTGGAAGGAAACCGAGCATAGTGCATAATTCTCGCAGTGAACCCGTCTTCAATTCCACCTGTATAAATGTATTGACAGGGTGAAAGCTGTACACATGCTCCAATCATTACGAACTTTCTACATACTCGACGGGCATCATTAACGTCACCCGCCATATGAATGGTGTAGTGCATTGATCCAACCGAATTGATTTCTGTAAAACTCATTTATTTATCATCCTCTCCACTAAATGCCTCGCAGCTCTCACTGCATGAACCGGTGTCATACTGACGCATTGACCGCATACGCGATGCAAGCTCGTCGCGTTCCGTATCAGCGAATAGTGCAATAACCTGTGACAATGAATTGTTATTGCGATACATAATTTTGTCGTCTTTGATATCGTTTTGCTCCAGCATTTGTATGAATTCCAGCGCAAGTCCCGGCTCATCCTTTGCAGCGAGTGCAACTTTCTGGAGGCTCTTCTTGATGCAAAATACACAGTTACCAAGATGTTCCTGAATATCCAGGTCAAAGTCCTGCTCTTCCCACCAGTCCAGAACGTCCTGCTTCTCAAAATCGCTAATGTTTGCCAGGTAAGCAAACCCGTAACGTGGGCGTAAACGCTTCGGCTCGTCCGTACGGATGCCAAGCCACGTGATATAATTGCCTTTACCAAAATGTTCTTCGCAGTATTTGGTAAAGGGTACGGTCTTCATGCGGTCAGTGCAGAACGCACCGCCGACGTAGGGATGTCCGTACTTACGTAACATGCGCATCCACGGTTCAAGGTCCGGACCAATCTGGTCAACTGTTAAAACCTCGTATGTGCTTGCCTTTCTCATTTCAGGGTTGGGAACAACCCGTAAACACGTGAGGTTTAGTCCCCAATGCTTCACAACATTACGTACAAATTCATACGTAGCCGGATGTTCGGCCCCGGTATCCATGAAGATATAATGAGCATCAGGGTCAATTTTTAGCATGAGATGAACCATGTACGCACTGGTTCGACCCCCACTAAAGCTGACCACATTCTTATACATTATCAATCCTCTCTCTTAATTTATCCGCATCAGCCGCTTTGAGCGCCTGCGCCTCCAGCCATGACACACCGTACGTCAGGTAAAATTTGCGAAATATTTCACTGTCGCTCAGACCTTCCGCACGGCGATACCCGGCCCACTGAGCAAGAGTATGGTCCAGTTTGACGAGCGCGTCAAGACGGTTTTCATGTAATTTAACATTTCTCTTCACAGCATGAGGTGGTAAACCGTGACCAATCATTCTATCTCGGTACTGGTTGACGTCCTCACGTGCGCCAATGACTTCGCCCTGTAGCTGTGCCAGTACAGCGGGGTCAAGCTCGTGTAAGTCCCCGTCCACCCATTCTACATTGCTGCGCTGTCCTGCTGCTGGTTCCGGTATTGGTTCACCACAGTAGGGGCATGCTTTCAGGTAACGCTCATACGTGCCAGAACAGGCAGCACATGCACGTACTGCTGACTTCTCACTTTTACCGCCTGATTTTTCCCGGCGGTCAAGCGTCCATTCCCGGTGACACAGTTCAATTTTTGTTCCTTCCGGGTGGTCAACCAGTACGGCATGACGTTCAATATTACCCACGTGGTCAACATAACGCCCAAAATCCTTACCGTCTTTCAGGCGTAACATACGACCGGCACGCTGCACAAACCGTCCGAATGATTCCGTGGCTGACACATCCTGTACCGCCTCAATTGCGGGGCAGTCGAAACCTTCATCGAAAATGGCCACCGATGTCAGTACGAGATATTCACGGTTTTTAAATTTACGTACAGCATTGATACGTTCTGCATCCGGCATCGCGCCGTGCACACATTTTGCGGGAATGCCTGCGTCGTTATACTGCTTCTCCAGTTCTGTCGCGGTCGCCACATCGGGCGCAAAAACAACGGTCAACATACCGTTGAGTAGCTTCTGGTATGTGCGCACCACGTCGCCCACGATTTGTTTTTCATCATGTGCGACAAGACTGGACTCGTTGACCGCTTTACTCACCTCTGACGCCACAAAATCCCCGGTTGTCTGACTGACTTTTTTAATAGCGTCACGACGGAAAGAACTGGGCGGCGCGTAAAGTTTATAGTCAGTCAGATAGCCCATATTAATCAGGTCACGCATGGACGGGCCGACAAACATTTTGTCAAATACACCGTCAGCGTGTGAACCCAGTCCACGACCATCCGCACGTGACGGTGTGGCAGTCACGCCCAGCCCGCGCGCATTACGGAACATATTGACCGCTTTACCCCATTTATTGTCCTGTAACACGTGGTGCGCCTCATCCATGACCCATAATTTTACAGTAGGTAGCCAGTTAGCAAGCTGGTCACCACGACGTACAAGGGTGTCAACACCGGCGACAGCGTGACGACTGTTAGGGTCATAATAACTGTGACCCACTTCCTCCATATGCAGCCGTACAATCATCTTGACAACATTTGTCGGGCCAATAATACGGTGACGCACTTTATTGCGCGCCAGTGCAAGACTAATCTGGCTGACCAGTTCCTGACGGTGTGCGACCGCACAGGTTGACCCGGCGACATCCGCTATGATAGACGAGAAGAACACCGTCTTACCTGCCCCGGTTGGCAGCACTGCCAGCGCATTACTGTGTGGATGGTCATTCCAGTGGTTATAAATATTATTTTTAAGCTCCTGCTGGTACGGTCGTAATTTTGGCCGTGTGGCTTCACTGACCGCACCAGCGACGGGTGATAGTACAGGTGTCATCACATCTCCCACACTTTGCGCACGTGGTTCGACTCAACTATACGTGCTTTTCTGATTAATTTACGTGCCACATACATTGGTATCTGCACATCATCGAGGAACCATTTATCCTTCTTACTGACCGAGTTGTACCAGCCATAAGAGGGTCGGAGCAGTTGTTTAATTTTCATGTGACACCTCATACGGATAATGTTTCAGGAACTTTTTATATCCGCAAAATACAGCGTGACCATCTTCACCATACTTAAACAACACTTGGAAGCCGTTTGCAGCCTTACAGATTCGAATCACTGTCACGTAATACTGTGGTTCGTTAGGGCGAGAGTAAAATTTCTTACCTGATAAATCTTTAGGTGGCGCGATAATCATTGTGTTTCCCCTCTCAACTATTGACGCTCCCGTCATTATGTCGCACCACCCATCCCGTGTCAAATTTAAAATTAGTATTGACGAGTGCGTCAGAGTGATATAGAGTTCACCACATCGACAACAACGGAGGACAGAGAGACATGAGAAATATCACACTAACCATCCCGAACGACGATACCACTGCATTGCGTCACTTCGGTAAAGCACTTATCGAAATTGCCAGCGAAAAGGAAGGTCGTCCACTGGATATCAGTAACGAAACACTACAGCAAGCCTTACCGCGAATGATGGATGCGCCGGAAGTTGATACCACCGCGCAACAGGTCGAGTCGCTCGCTAAAAACACTGTTGACCGTGAGGTACACTTTGACGACCCAGTTCCGCAAGCGAGCGATATCACCGACTCAACTGGTACACCGTGGGACGAGCGTATCCACTCCACCAGTAAGGCGCTCAATGCGGACGGTACGTGGCGTCTACGTCGTAAGCCGAAGGATATGGATGAGGCGGAGTGGGCGGCATTTGTCGAGACGGTTAAAAATGAGCTGAATCACGGTGAAGAAATCCGTGAAGCAATGGACAAAGCTGAACGTGGGGAAGCGGTTTATTACACCAGTGAAGAAGCTGAACAGAAAATGGAAGAATTTAAAGAGTCTGTGCGTCAAAGTGTCGAACCACCCGTAACACCACCGGGCGAAGCACTCTACGCCCCGGAAAATTACGTTCACATGTACCGCGCCACTGACAATATTTACGGGCTGGCTAAATCTGATGCCGAACTGGCTGACTTTGAAGCCGATGGTTATGTGCGGCACACGCAGGAGCAGTACGATGCGTGGGAAGGTCCGAACACCACCGACGAAGGTGACGACCATCACACTGACGCAGGTGTGGTAACCGAGCAAACCGTTGCGGGTATTCCTCCACTACCTGTACCGCCGCCGGTAGTTGTTGCACCACCTGTACCGGAAGTAACCACATGGGACTTCCCGCGCCTCATGACCTTCCTGACCGAGCGTCATGGTAAGATTGATGTGGCAACGGTGAACACGCTACTGGCGCAGGATGGTATGTTGTCAGTGCAGGAACTGAACGCCCACCCGGATAAAATCGGTCCGTTCGTGGCACGTGTTAAAGCGCATTTGGGGGAGTGAGACGATGAGATACGGTGACAGAGTGAGAATACGATTCAAAGACCTATCCATGTCACAAGATTTTCGCTGTACTTTTGCATGGTCCGATGGTCTGAATTCGGTTTTTTATGATGAGGAAGGTTGTCCTATTTTAATCGCCAAATCAGCATATGAAGTTATTAAGGAAGGGTGGATAATATTGTAACCACGTGTCCCGGCGGAAGTCGGGATTTTTTTAAATTTAGTATTGACGAATCCGTCAATGATGGGTATAGTTACTTCATAGACAACGAACTGAAGGAAATACGAAAATGTACACTCTGATGACTCTGGAAACTGAAACAAGCACCGCAGAATACCGCGAAATGACCATGGAACAAGCCTATAAACTAGCATCCCGCGGTGGATTCTATAAGGCTCAAATCATCAGTGAAGAAGGAGTAGTTGAATATGAGTTTCACTAAATACAGCACAACGGTTGATTTTGAAGGGGTAAAAATCGACCTACCCCCAGGATATAAATATATCTGCCGTGACAAATTCGGTTTTGTGTATGCGTGGGTCAAACGTCCTGTTCACAATGAATTTGGTGCGGGCGACGGTTCAGAAAGGCCTTTACGATTGGGACACCAGTCGAGCCTGTGTGAACTGGAACCGATTTTACGACAGTATAGAATGAAAGCCAGCGGTGCAGTCTGTTATCTGACAGGCGCTGTGAGGGAATTTAAATGACCACACAACTACCCAAAGTATCCGATGCCGGAGTGTGGATGACCTGTAACGGGTCATTCCGTGCGCAGCAGGCTTATCCGCCACTGGACGTCGAACCGTCACAATCCCGGCTGGAGGGCCGGGCATGTCATGAAGTGGCTCAACGTCTGTTCAAAAATGAGCCATTCAGTGACCTGGTGGGCAGTCTGTCAAAGGATGGACTTGTCGTCACGGATGAATTGTTTGACGCTGCCCGTGAATATTTCAACGAGGTGTGGGGGTTCTGTAACAGCCATGGTGTGCTACAACATCTTCACATTGAAGAGCCATGTCCTGTGCCGGGTTACAACAACTGGTACGGCATTCCTGATGCGTGGACATGTGTCCCGGAAGGTAAAATCCTGCGAATCTGGGACGCGAAATTCGGTCACAGAATTGTTGACCCGTTTGAAAACTGGTCGATGTTAATTTATGCATTCAGCATCATTGAGACGCATCATCTTGACGTTGACATTATTGAACTGGTCATTGTACAACCCCGCGGCTTCACCAGTGAGGGCACAGTGCGCAAATGGGCGCTCACATACGATGAATTGTGCGTATACTGGCAGCAGGTGAACGAGGCGATGCTCCGCGTACTGGACACCACCCCACTATGTACGCCCGGACCACATTGTCTCGACTGTAGCGCACGTGCGCACTGTGACACGCTGAAGCAACAGAGTTACGCAGGCGTGGACTACGTGACGTCGTTGCAGACACACAACTTGTCCGGTCATGCCCTGGGCGTGGAATTGCGACTCCTGCAGCGTGCACAGGAGATGATTAAAATGCGTCTCAGTGGTCTGGAGGAACAGGCGCTACACGAGATTAAGCAGGGGCAACACGTGACATTCTACAGCGCTAAAACCACATACGGTCGTAAGCGCTGGAAGAAAGATGTACCGGTTGAGCAGGTGCTCATGATGGGGGATTTACTCGGTCAGAATTTACGTAAGCCGCAGGAACTGGACACACCCGCACAGTGTGCAAAAAAAGGTATCGACCCGTCCGTTATTGAGCAGTACGCCGAAACACCTGTCACGGGTGTCAAGCTGGAACAGGTTGATGAACGTAGTATCCGTAGCGTATTTGAACGCAATACTAACTAATGAGGTAATAACGTATGAAATATCATGAATTCGAAGCATTATCAGAAAAAGAAAAACTTGCTTTCATCAAAACTCAAAACCCAACTATTGTGCGGTCGCGGTCGGTAACAAAAGCCCAAAAGGAAACATTTGGTGAGCACTACTACGCTTATAATCTTGATATTGGGTGGAAATATCTTCCTTCTCGCACCCGTGAAGAATGCGAAGAAAAATTTAAAGCTAAAATGGCTTGACGTACTCGTCAAACTAACGTAGTATTCAAATCACCGGGAGACAGAGGGTCTCCCACACTTAGCAGAGAGGATTTACAAGATGGCTCAATTTACTTTCGTTACCCCTGTTGCTCGTCTGATTCATGGTCACCCACTGAAACAAAATGTACGCACCGATGATGTTACAAAGCAACCGGTTATCGGTAAAGATGGTCAGCCGGTTAAAGAAATTTATATCGGTATCGCAATTCCTAAAACTGGTGAAGCAGACTGGAAAGATACCGAATGGGGTAAACAAATCGTAATGGCGGCACTGGACGCTGAGAACGGTTATGATGCTGGCACTACTCGTCGCGCGGACTTCTCATGGAAAGTAGTTGATGGTGACAGCGACATCCCGAACAAAGCCGGTCATGCACCGAACAGCGACCCGTACAAACGCGGTCACTGGGTCTTACACCTGAACACCCGCATTCCGTACAACTGTTATCATGTCGGTAAATATAACCCACTCGATGCGATTCAGGACGTAAATGCTATTAAACTCGGTGATTACGTTCGTGTGAATATTGTGGCGAAAGGTAATAAGCCGTCCAAAACTCCGGGCGTGTATCTGAACCCGAACCTGCTTGAACTGTCACGTCAGGGTGAAGCAATTGTTCGTGAAGGTAGTGGTCCGGATGCTGCAAGTGTGTTCGGCGGTAGTGCACCTGCGCAGGTAGTACCAACCCCGGCCCCAGCTGCTCCGGCACCTGCAACACCTCCGCCAGCAACTGACCTGCTGGTAACACCACCGCCGGTTGTTGAAGAGAAGTACAGCTACAACGGCGCGGTGTATACCAAAGCACAGTTACTCGGTATGCCCGGCTGGAGTGAAGAGTTAATCGCACAACATTGTCAGAAAGTAGCATAACCACAATGCCCCGGTGTGAGCCGGGGTAACTCAACAGAGGAAACCGATGATGATGAGATTAACAGCGCGACAAACTGCAATAATTGATGAAATACAGCGGGATAGAAATGCCGCCGAAGCTACTTTAAATATAGCATTGAAACACCATCACAATGTGGTTGTTGAACTGGATAAACGAACTTCAGAGTTGTGGTCTGAATTGGCGGAAATCCACAATTTGGACTTATCAGAGACGGTTTATCAAACGAAAACCATCGATGGGATAGTTCAAATTGTACCGAAAGAGGAATCCAAATGACCGAACACGACCAACGACTGAAACAGTTTGATGAAAAGTTAGACGAACTGGAAAAGGCTGTCAGACAGGTGCTGGCGCAACGCCGGGAATATATTAACCGGAATGGTTTAAATAAAACTAATGACGCGGGGTATACACGTGGGTGACCGCTCAGACATTCCCAAAGTAAGCGCTACTAAAAATTCTGATGGGAAATGGCACGCATTGGGTAAGTTTTTCAAACGTAAAGGTCAATGCGAGAGATACATTTTGTCAAAGGGTTTCAGAGTTGGACAAGCTGTTGACGAAAGCTGGATAAAACTTTAAGCCCCTTAACTGGGGCTTTTCTTACGGAGAGGAACAGAGATGCACTATCTATCAAAATGCGAGGATGCAACTTGCGGTAAAACTTATCCCGCTGACCTCCACAATTGCCCCCACTGTGGGGCTGATTCGGCGTTCTCCAGCATTGCACCACTGGACCCACGGGACTGGGGATACGATTTAGAGACATATCCGAACATCTTCACCGCCTCATTTATTCACGCTGCGACGGGTATGGAGTTAGTCTTTGAAATCAGTGACCGCAAAAATGAGCAGTCACAACTAATCGAATTCGTGTTCAACCTGGGACGCAGTAAGGCTCGCGGGATTGGATTTAATAACCTGGCATTTGACTATCCGGTACTGCACTACGTGGTCAATGCACCGGGTTGTACACTGGAACAGATTTATGCAAAGGCACAATTACAGATCAAGCCCGAAGGTCAGTGGCCAGAAATTATATGGGACCGCGACCAGATTTTCGAGCAGATTGACCTGTACAAAATTCACCATTTCGATAATAAAGCCCGACGTACCAGTCTGAAGGCGTTGGAAGTGGGCATGCAGTCCCCTAACGTAAAAGACCTACCATTCCCGGTCGGAATGATGCTGGACGATACGCAGAAAGATATCCTCATCGCATACAACAAGCACGACGTGCGAGAGACACTGAAATTCTTTGTACGTTCACTCGACAAAATTCATTTCCGTGAGGAACTGACAAAGCAATACGGACGTAACTTTATGAACCATGCCGATACTAAAATCGGCAAGGACATATTTGTTCACGAACTGGAAAAGGCCGGGGTAGATTGCTCCGGGGTAACCATTCGTGAACGTATTGCACTCACCGATGTGATTCCTCCATATGTCAAGCTGGAGACAACAGAGTTCACCGATATCATAAACAGAATGAAATCGGTAGTGTTGACCAAAAAGCAACAGGATGAATTACTGACCACCAAAGGCGTATTTAGTGACATGGTCGCCACTGTTGACGGTATCGAATATACATTCGGTCTGGGTGGTATCCACAGTGGGATTCCGAACTGCATTTATAAATCCGGTGATGGTTTCGTTATGAGCGCGCGCGATGTGACGTCGCTCTACCCGAATTTAAGTATTAAGAATCGCTTTTATCCGGAGCACCTGGGTGAAACATTCTGCGATGTGTATGAGAATTTATTCAATCGCCGCCGTGATGCAAAGCGCGCGGGTGACAAGATAGTCGATGCTACACTTAAACTCGCACTGAACGGTACATTCGGGAACATGGGTAGTCGCTTTAGCCCATTCTGTGACCACAAATGTCTGTTGAGTATCACCATTACGGGTCAGTTGAGTATGGCGATGCTGATCGAACAATTACGCAAAGTCCCGCAGATGACCATTGTGCAGACTAATACGGACGGTCTCATCCTGCACCACCCGACGGAATACCTGGAACACGTAGACAAGGTGTGTCAGTGGTGGATGGATATCACACAGCTTAATCTGGAATGCGAAGATATTGCCGAAGTATATCAACGTGATGTGAACAACTACATTCAGGTTGGTACGGATGGTAAAATCAAGCGCAAAGGTGCTTACGAGTACAATTATCAGTGGCATCAAGACCCATCGACGATGATTGTTACCCGTGCTGCCGAAGCCGCTCTCGTACATGGTGAGGACATCCGCACATTCATCACGCAGCATCGTGACCCGTTTGACTTTATGCTGCGGGCCAAAGTACCGCGTTCTGCACGTCTGGTGATGCGTTGGCCTGAGTGGGGCGCTGAAAAGGAGATGCAGAATACTACACGTGTGTTTATCTCACGCAATGGTGGGTCACTGATCAAACTGTTACCGCCAACCGGTACACCGGGTACATGGAAGCGCAAGAATGGTGTCAAAGACGACGTGTACAATGCGGTAATGCGTGAGATTGCCGGTCAACCGGGAGACCTCGACAGCGTTGGTACACCGTGGGATGAGCGTATCCACACGAAGAGTCGCAGCAAGCACGATGCAGTGCGCGAAACAAGTATGTGCGCAGGATGGAAGGTGACAGAGTGTGCAGATGCTAAAGATTTCGACTGGGGCGCGCTGAATTACGACTGGTATATTCAGGAAGCAGAAAAATTAGTTTTACCGTTGTTAAACAAGTAAGAATACCGGCGCGTCACTGCGCCGGGTTGTTCATCTTTCGGCGCATTTCAGCAAGTTCAATCTCTGCCTTTTCCTTTTCAATTCTTGCAATGGCTTCCTTTTCCTTGCGTTCCGCCGATTCATTTCTAATGCGCTTGATATGACCGTAAATCATCACCAGAGAAAGTACGATCCCCACTAGTGTTGCGAAGATACCGATGGTTTCCGGGGTGATGTTATACTTAGTCATTAGACCCGTCACAGTCGTCCCGCTTGCCACTGCCGTTCCGACCTGTGTGTTTCCGGTAAAGCTCATAATGTTTTCTCGCTTTGATGTACCACTCAACGACCTGCGCCAGCATAAGGATGATGACCAGAGTTGTCGATATGAACCGCAATACCTCCAGCATCGTCACTATCCTTTTTCAGTATCGTGAGGATTGCCGCACAGTACAGCACCGTGAACATTGCCACATAGACATCGAGCGGTTGATAGAAAAACCACAGGAGCCAGCCTGTTAGATTAATCGACATGGAAACAATGCTGATGAGCATCATGTCGAGAGACTTTCGGGATGTTCCAAAATGGTACAGAACACCGGCTACGATGAAATCACAAAATGCGGCGAGGAAAAAATAAATCGAACCATCCAGATTACCACATAACTCCTGAAAGAGAGTTGCCACCAGCACGAAGAGAAACGAGGCTCCCCGGGGTCTGACGATTAGTGAGGCAATCAGGAAGGTGTACATTGTTTATTTGGTCCGGCGTTTTACTTTGGAACCGCCCGCGTCACCTGTTTTACCACGGGGTTTAACACATGCTCCACCGGCATCACCTGCTTTACGTGGTTTAGTCTTGTACATTTTATCGCCTTTATATGTTAGGATTAGCCCTAATTGTACAACGAGTGTAACAAAATGAAAAATCCTTTAAGTAAGCAAATGACGGCACTCCTGGCAGTATTTGCATTAGGGGGCGGAGTAGTCACGCAGACGGACCTGTTCAACCAGTTCCTGAACGAGAAGGAAGGTAACCGCACCACTGCGTACCAGGACGGCAAAGGTATCTGGACAATCTGCCGTGGAATCACACGCATTGACGGTAAACCAGTCACAAAGGGTATGCGACTTACCGAAAAGCAATGTGACCTTCTGAACGATAAGGAAGCGCAGAAGTCACTCGAATGGGTACGTGAGAATATTCCGGTAAAACTGAACCCGGTGCAACAGGTCGGTATTGCATCGTTCTGCCCGTACAACATTGGACCTACCAAATGTAAGGGGTCAACATTCTTTAAGTTGCTGCAAAAAGGCGACTGGAAGAATGCGTGCAAACAGATTCCACGTTGGGTATTCGATGGCGGTAAAGACTGCCGCATCAAAAGTAATAACTGTTCCGGGCAACCAATTCGTCGGGAGCAGGAAGAGTATTTGTGCCTGTATACACTGGGGGAGAAATGATGCGTAACGTGATACTCGCCGGAGTAATCGGTAGCATAATGGTTGCGGTGTACACTATGGGTTATTTTTCGGGTAAAAATGCGGTCAAGCTGGACGATTTCAAGGAATATAAGGAGGTCGTCGAAGCCCGTGACGCACTGCAGGAAAAACTAAATGCTTCTGATGTGGAATTGCAGAAAAAGCAACAGGAACTGAAAGAAGCTCGTTCCAAAAAAGTCGTTGAAAAAGTCACCATCTACCGTGACCGAATCAAAGACTCCGCCACCGCTCAGTGTGTCAAAGATAGCGGCATCCTCGACCTGTATGATGCGACCGTAAAATGAAAAAACTTATCCTGCTGATATCTGTACTTATTTTAACCGCGTGTGCTCAGGAAGTACGTAATTGCCCGCCTCCGCCTAACGACCTGCTTACGCCGAGTGGTGAATTGTGGACGATTAATGGCGACCCTGAACGAGCTGCTACGGTAATTCCACACAACGGGGAAGTTCTGATGGCCGACCGGGACAGAGTGTCCCGGTGGCAAAACTGGTGGGAAGGTTGCAAAACCTTATGAGTATTCCTCAATCATCACAATACCTGAGGCACCTGCTCCACCGGTATACGATGTCCCACCGAATGCAGTGTCATAAGCCCCGCCACCGCCGGAGCCTGGTGCTTTACCGGCGACACCAGGACCCGCACCAGCACGACCGCCGCCGCCCCAGAAGGATGACCCGCCATTGCCAGTAACGAAATAGGTTCCGGTTTGTCCGTCGTTACCATCACCGCCGCGAATGTTAACAAGACCGCCGGTAGCAGTACCGCCAGCGCCACCAGGGGTGTTTGTCACCGATATTTTGGCTGCACCACCACCACCGCCGGCGGTCAGACTACCGAATGTACTACTACCACCAGCAGAACCACCTGTGGCACCTACGCCACCAGCACCACCCGCACCAATCGCTACAGAGTACGACGGCGCTGGGGAAATAATCCACGCGATGACTGTACCACCCGCACCACCACCACCACCGGAGAACGTATCAGATGTGCTGGATGCCTGACAACCACCACCACCACCACCACCACCGGTGAGAGTCACCTTAATGGCCTTCGTACCTGTTGTAGGAGTATAAGTCCCTGACGATGTGAGTGTGCGCACATTCAACAACCGACCCGGTGTGGCAGAAAGCATAGCATCGTAAAGCTGACTGGATGAACCATTATCGACAGTTCCATTCGGCGTAACATTCGCCACGTTGAGAATGCGAGCAAAAAAACCATCCCAATCATTGGCCCAGTCTGCTTCAAAGTAAGAACCATCTTCCGCTGTTGGCGATGTGCGGTTTTTAAATGCTCCCTGGGGTGATGCAGTTGTGGGATTCTCAAACCTTCCCGGGTAACGGTTGCTGCGGTCTAAAGCCATTGTTCAAACTCCTATAAATCCGGTCGCTTGCGCCAGTGAGTCACCAAACTGAGTCGATGAGTCACCAGCCTGTACGTAATCGTAAGCCTCAAGGAAACCGTTGAATCTTACACCCTGTGGCTTCGGAACGAAAGAGGCATTGAGGAGTGCCCATCGTTCGAGGTCTGTGATTTGCCCGTAGAATTCCACGGAAAAACTCATATCCTCACCATCAACCAGACGGGTAACCCGTGCATTGGGTAACAGAAAGTTCATCCCACTAATAATATCTTCAATGGTCGAGTATGAATTATTTTTTAAAATCTTAGATTTAATTGCCAGACGATACAAGTTGTCCGACATTATCATCGACTGGTCAACAGATGGAGCGCTACACATTGCGGAAGTATCGCCAAATTCAGCCGGACCATTAACATCGCTGGCACACATTGCCGTTTCCATCGTGACTTCACCCATGAAATCACGGGGTATCACCACAATGCGACCAATAACGTCGAGTTGTTCACCTTGTGCGTAATCAATCGAATACATGATGCGGACAGCTGTGGTCACGTCTGCAATCTGTGCGGCCAGCCTACGTGTGATATTATACCACGCGACAGCCTTTGGCTTGTTACGATACTGAGCATAGATGCGATTCGGAGCATCTGACTCATTTGCGACGTAGCCGCTGACAATTGTCAGCGGTACGAAGTAGGGAGCGGGGAAGAAGTTCATCAGTACCCACAGGAATTGACGGAAGATATACTAATGATACTCCGCGAATCTCTCATTAGTCAATTTACTGGTCACCGCATAAGTGTTAATCCCCCCCCCCCAATGGGTAT